CCGGCTGATGGCGTCGTCATGATGCGGTACGGGCAGATTCGCGCAACGGATACTGTTAAGCCGTACTCGGATAGCCTTGGAAATACCTACAAACTACGTTCCGCGTACCAGTACAATCTGGAAACAAAGGACGGAGATTGCGGGGGGATCCTGATGGGTGTCCATGTTGGACTCGCACGCAAGATCATTGGTGTTCATGTGGCGGGAACAATCGGAATCGGCATGGCTTCTCCTTTAAATATCGACGACATTCGGCGCAGTTTGGCTGAGGTGGAGATGGGTGCTCAAATGAGCCTCAACTTGGACCCACTGTTGAAGCCACCTGTCGCTGGTGAGGAGATCAAGCTACCGGAGGGAGATTTTGTTCCAGTCGGAAAAGCTTTGTATAAGGTTGCCTCCCCATCCAAGACCGCGTTGCGCGAGAGTGCAGTGTACGGAATCATTACGGAGCCCGTCACGGCACCGAGCGCGCTGAAACCAAAGAAGGTGAATGGCGTGGTCGTGGATCCAATGCAGCAAGGTCTTAAGAAGGCCGGAAAAATCCCGCCGTCTCTAGACGCCACGCGTATGGCTATTGCTGTCAACGACATGGAGCGCATTGTGAACACTCTACCTGAGCCGGATCACGCTCGTGTGCTTACAGATGACGAGGCAGTTGCTGGGGTCGAGGGAGATGCATTCCTGGCACCAATTAACCGCAAGTCCTCGCCCGGGTTTCCACTGACTCGAGAGAAGAAGGGAATGCCTGGGAAGATGCGCTGGTTAGGTGACACCGACTATAAGTTGGACCCTGAGATTAAGGAGGAGATGAAGCGAGTCGAAGAGAATGCGAAGAACAACGTGCGTACGCCCACTATTTGGACAGACACGCTTAAGGACGAACGGCGCCCGTTGGAGAAGGTTCAAGTCGCTAAGACGAGAGTTTTCGCTGCGGGGCCGATGGTCTACACGTTGGTTTTTCGTAAATACTTTCTCGGCTTTGCTGCCCACTGCGCCAAAAACAGGATAGATAATGAAATTTCTATTGGGACTAATCCCTATTCCCTGGACTGGACGCGGACTGCCAATAGGCTGTGTAGCAAAGGTGACAAAGTTATAGCGGGAGACTTCTCCAATTTTGATGGCACTCTCGTGCTGGAGCTTCTCGCCGAAGTTGTGGAGATTGTGAACAAATTCTATGACGATGGCGAAGAAAATGCTCAAATTAGGCGTGTTTTATGGAAAGAGATTGTGAATTCGGTCCATGTCTGTGGAGATGATGTCTACTTGTGGACACATTCTCAACCGTCTGGATGTCCGATCACAGCGATCCTTAACTCGCTTTACAACTCCATCTCTATGCGTTATGTGTGGCTCACCGTCATGCCTGAAGAGTTTTGCTCAATGAAGGCTTTCGGCGAGCACGTAGCTATGGTCTCATATGGGGATGACAATTGCGTCAATATTTCTGATGCTGTCATTGACCATTTCAACCAGCTAACTATCGCTGAGGGATATAAGGAGATCGGCATGACATATACTGACGAGACAAAGTCTGGCGACATGATTCCGTACCGCTCCATTGGCGAGATTACTTACCTCAAGCGTGGGTTTCAGTGGGACGAAGACGAACATCAGTACTTGGCTCCACTGGATTTATCCGTTGTTCTTGAAATGATCAATTGGGTAAAAGGCGATTTTGACCTTGAGGAGAGGACGATTGAAAACATGGAAACGTCAGCCTTCGAGCTCTCATTTCACGGACGCGAAGTTTTTGAACAATGGATAGGAAAGTATAAACAGGCCACTCGCGGCTTTCAGACGCGCCCACTCTTTTTGACCTATGACGAGTATCGACTTGTCGAGGCTAAGAAGTATGGGCGCCTGGCAGCTGCCTGCAATTAAATCCAGAGCTAGGGGCTCCCTCTAATCGCCGCAAGGAGAGAGCAGCAAAGCCCGGTCTCTGGTCTTCGTTTTAGAAGGGCGGAGAGTTTTAACTCTACTGGCTGGTGTGTGCCGCCTAAAATCCAGGCTACCAGCTCGGCGCTTTTGACCAGATCCGTTTGATCGAGCGACTGGGAGTTAGTAAACTCAATCGATTGCTACATCACAAGATCGAGATTTGTCCCAAATTGGGCCGCAAGAAAATGTCCAGCAGGTCACGACATTCGTAGACGATTCTAACATCCAGTCATACGAGAAGCCACACATGTCATCTTTGACCG